GGGACATTCACTATTGGTGTACTCGCAACGTATTATTCGGGTATTGATAACTCGATTTATAGTAATATGGGTTGGGAACGACCTGTTTAGGGCTTAATGACATAGTCCTTTACAATGTAAAAAGCTATACCAGCTACGACACCTGTCGTGGCAAGGCCAACCATACTCCTACCCCCTTGTTCGTTAAGGAACTTGGGGATAGAAGTCGCCAACTTGTCCTGAATAGGCTTGCTCACGGCAAGAGCGGTACAGGCAGCAACTAGGGCAGCAGCCATCTGCTCGTCGGTGAGGTTTAGGGGATTCTTGCTTTCTGGCTTCTCAGCCTGGCCGTTAGCCACGTGCATTCCCTGAGGTTGGGGAGCGGTCATCTGGGGCATCATACCCTGCATGCGGGGCTCCTCGGTCATCTGGGGTGGGTCCATCATAATATCATTAATTGGTGTAGAATCCATCGTCTCTTTACTTTGACTCACATTTTTTTCGGGTTGATTGTACGCTTGATTAGGGACAAAGGCTGTAGAAGGTTTATCCGTTAAAGGTACCATTCCTTCTCCGTCGTCTGCCAAATTCATGGTAGTCATTCGATCTGAAGCCATTTAATATACCCATAGTTTTTTGAACAATTATCGAGACGCACCTACTTAGTCTTTGTGATCTTGAGGTTTGTTTTCTTAGTCGCCTTCTTAGCATCATCCTCCTTCTGCTGCTGATGTTTGGGATTGTACATCTTCTGGTGTAATCTCCATAAATCTGGACCACCAACCCTGAAACCCTTCCTAACCGTTGCTTTGTACCAAAATACACAATCCTGAATCTTGTTAGATTTTACCGTATTATCTAACACGAGACATTCATAATTCTCTGTACAGGCATCCATCACCTTACAGAACATGTCAAATGAGGGGAATATACCAAAAAAGGATTTGTAAAGTTTCTCTCTATTTTGAATGATGTTCTCCCTGAGGATAAACACGTAATCCACATTGGCTCGTAGTGCTGGTGGTAAGTCCATAACATATTGCATTGTCAACATAAAGAAGATCTTCCAATGACGACCATTCATAAAACACTGTCGAATACACGTGTCTTTTAGAAACTTTGAGTCATACATACAGTCATCCAGAAGCATGAAGGCTCCACAATTTTTCTTACCCCCACCCACTAACTTTCTCTGTCGAGCCATAACCCTCTCTATAGCATCTCTGTCATAGTCGCCATAAATGAATAAATCTGGGATAAACTCAGAGTAAAAATGATTACCCTCTTCTGTTCCTGAGAGTACAATACCCGCTGGGAGGTGTTTCTTATGATACATGATATCTTTCACCAGTGTTGATTTACCAGTGTTACGCTTACCTATGAAAACACACACCCTGTCATCTGTGATCGTCTCGGGTTTGAATTTCCTCAATTGAAGATTCATTCTATTGTACTGTCTCGTTTTATTTAACAAAATTTTACTCATATACAGTAGGAATGGCTGGTCGTCTGAGACTTGCTGCCACTGGGGTCCAAGATGAATGGCTCACAGGTGAACCACAGTTTTCATACTTTCTAACAAACTTCAAAAGACATTCAAAATTTGCTTTTGATTATGTTGAGAGTCAATTTGATGGAGATATAGATTTTGATAAGACCATTACATGTAGAGTACCTGGTGATAAAGGTGATTTGGTTAAGAACCTCACGTTGAAAATAACTCTCAAAGACCCAACACCTGACAGCGGTGGTGCAAACAACAATATATGGTGTCCGTCTGTAATAACTCATCTAATCGAGCACGCAGACCTTCTTATAGGGGGGCAACCTATTGAACGACTCACAGGAGAGTACATTTACATGCATCAACAACTGTACAATACAAGTGATGATATAGATCAAACACTATACTTTTTAAATGGACATGGTAATATTTTGAGTTATGCTTCTGGTACAAATTATACATATTTCTTAGAATTACCATTCTATTTTTATAGAAATCCATCCCTAGCTATACCAACGTGTGCCCTAACTAAACAAGTTGTAGAAGTTAGAATTAAACTCAGACCTCTTTCTGAACTTATATTTGGTGGATCTTTCGCGGGTGATGTTGCAGAGATTCCGAAGTTTTCGATGGATACAGAGTTTGTCTATGTATCCCCAGATGAAAGTAATTTCTTAAAGTCGAGACCGTTAGATTATCTCATTACACAGGTACAAATGTCTAAATTCAAGATGAAAGCTGGTGATAATACAAAATCAGTTATGCTCAATTTCAAACATCCAGTCAAAGAACTTTTCTTCGTATCACAAACCGATAGAGCTTTTGCAAACAATTATCCAACTGAATTCAATACGATAATAAATACCGAACTCCGTTTCAATAATGAAGTAGTGTTCAATAGAGATGGAAAGTTTCTTGGATACGAACAATCCCTAAACCACCATGTAAATTCACCCAATTCTAGTGCAATTACACCTGGTGCCCCATTTGGGGTTGCTGGTAGATTTGGACCAGGTAAATTTGGTATGTACTCATTCTCGCTTAAACCCGAGGTATATTATCCAACTGGACAGGTTAATATGAGTCGTATATCACACAAACTATTTAAGATAACAATTGAGGGTCTGCGTGATGCGAACAATAATGTCAAATATGCAGATAGTGATAGTGAAACACGTGTGTATGCTGTCAATTATAACGTGTTGAGAATTAACAGTGGATTAGCTGGTTTAAAATTTTAGATTGATATAGTAGTAATGGCTGGTGAACTTCAGTTGATGTCTTCAGGGCCTCAAGAGAAGTTCTTTACGTTAGACCCAGACTATAGTCATTTTTTGGAAAGTTTTAAAAAACACACAAACTTTTCAAATGAATATGTGGATCTAGACCCAGAGAATGAAGCTGACTTTGGTAGTACTGTCAAGTTTAAAATCCCCCAAAATCAAGGTGATTTACTGAAAACTCTGAGTTTAAAGGTCACTTTACCTAGTATCACCACGTCAGGGGTTTGTTATCAAGAATCGGCTGGACATGCCCTCATAGAACATGTAGATCTAATCATTGGTGGTAAGGTTATTCAGCGCCTAACAAGTGATTGGCTCCAAATATATTCGGAGCATTTTGTTACCCAAACAAAACAAATAGCACTTGAAGAATTGATTGGTAAGTTTCCAGAGAGAACAGCGCATCGACGTGTTTCAAACCGTTTGATTGTTGCCAGAAATGCTTTGGGAAATACACAAGATATTAGTTTTTTTGTAGACCTACCATTTTACTTTTACAATCACCCAGAACTTGCAATACCTCTATGTGCTATAAACCGTCAGGAAGTTGAAGTTGAATTCAAATTACGGACTGCACAGGAGATTGTTATTCAAACTAATGGAAATAAAGCTGATATTTCACAAGAAACACCGAAAATTAAGGATTTCCAACTCTGTGCAGAAGTTGTACATGTAGATTGTGAAGAAAGAATTAAAATGCAAAAATCAAGGCGAGATTACCTAATCACACAAATTCAACAGAATGTTTTTGATATCGCTTCGGGTGTAAATACAGGACAGTTTAAACTAGATTTTGTAAACCCAGTGAAAGAACTATACTTTGTTATTCAGCGTCAGGGTAGTGTAGGAACAGACGAATTTGAGTTTGTTACACCATTTGATTATGATGGTATACTCGAAGAAACTGGGAATAAGTATATACTTTGGGAAAATCTGGATCATCTTACACTTACTCTCGATGGTCAAGAAATCATTACAAAGGACACCGGTACTATGACTTTTCTTAAAGCTGTTCAGGCCGCTATACATCACTCAAAAACCCAACTCATTAGACGTTTCTATTCATACAGTTTCGCTTTACAACCAGAAGAATGGTATCCAACTGGACAGGTAAATTTCAGTCTCGTGAAAGAACAAATTCTAAACCTAAGTCTAAACCCATGTACAGGTTATTCAAGACAGGTTCGAGTATACGCCGTAAACTATAACATCCTCCGTGTGGGTGAGGGAACTGCGAAAACTATTTTTGATCTCAAATACTAAAGATGAATATGCAAACTGGCTTCGGTGATGCTGGTGACAGAATGGCAGAGCAATACATTGATACTATGACGAACCTTCTCCTACCCGTTCTAGAGCAAAGTACTTTACTCGCAGCAGAATATTCCAAAGCCTGTGGGAGAGATACACTTCTCCCAGAAGATATGGAATATGCAATGAAATACTGTGCAATGTACACAGTTGGTCAGGCGACGGGTTCTATGTTTCCCGAAATTTACCAAGAAGATGACGACGAAGAATATGAATCTGATGAGGAAATGGATATTGTTTCTGTAGAAGAATGCCCACCGTTTGAAAGATATTCAGGGAATGATATGACGTTACTCAAGATGAATGAAGCCTATGATCGTTGGAACAGTTGGGAACCCCAGAATCCGACAGAACACATGTTAAAAAATGCTATTAATAGTAATGAGCATCTCAGAACCTGAAGGATGGAATTTTTCTGATAAGAGTAAGTTACACACTTCAAACTTAGATTCAAGCTCTAGTGATGATTCATCAGATGATGAACAATTATTTTCAAAAACAAAAACATTAAAAGCAAAACGATTTAAAAAAATAGTAAAAAAAGAAGAAGTTACAAAAGAATAATTTTTTTCGTCATGTATAGTATAACAAACACTATGTCGGCCGCCGCTCTCCAGACCGTAAACCTTGTCACTCAGGAACTCCAGACCCAGACCCTCAACTCGATTGTCGGTGGCTTCTCTTTCGCCGCTGCCATGTCGTGGATGGACTTCGTTCGCTGGACCATCACCCAGATCGTAAAGGTCCCCAAGAACGGTGGTGCCCAGTACGCGCTCACCGCTATCCTGACTTCCCTCCTCTCTGTGGTTGTCTTCTTAGTCATCTCCCGTGTCAACGGTAAGGTTTCTAAGCCCGCGCAGCCCGTCTACGCGATAACCCGCTAAGAGATTTGCCTTTCATTAAAAACATCAGGAGTAGTCCAGCTAAAATAATTAGCGCTATATACAAATACTCTTTTCTCCATTTATAAGAATTCTTTACAACTTCAGGAATACTTATGATTGGCTCTTTCTTTTCAGGTTTTTTAGGTTCTTCTTCCGGTAATGACACTTTAGGTAAATTCTCCAATTTATCAGTAGAACCCGTAATTTCAAATTTCAGTACGTGATCTTGATTTCTAAAATCATATGGGATTAATCGACCATGACTCATATAGAAAAACTCGATTTTAACATCCTTAATCATCTTTTGTGTTCCAGAATGAAAGTGATGCACTAATTTATCGTCAGCACCATTAAAGTTCACGAAATCCGATCCATCGAGAAGTATATGACCAGTATAGAATGGTGTAGAAGTATATATAGACTGAGTAAACTCATCAGAACCTGTTGTTAATTTTAATACCAAAGAATTAGGTCCATTTAAATTAATCGCACCAGAACGAAGTATTTTACCTGTAGACGTAAAGTTTTTGGAACTAAAACCCATAATTTGATGTGGAGTTGTTACTGGTGAAGAATTACTCGAATATCCATTCGTACCATCATAAAATTGAAGAGTAAAATTAGCACCACTCGCGTGTGTGTTAGAAAACACTAATGAATCCGTCTCTTCGTCATAAATAACAGTGTCTATATGAGTATTAGAAGGGGCTAGTTCTATATCCAGGTCCTGAGCTAACACATAACCATTTGAATAATTCGTCTCATTTAGTGTAATATTAACACCATCTACACTAAATGTTTTATTCGTGGCGGAGGTCATCAATTGTGGTGTAGGAATACGAGCAGAAACGAGTGTTATATTAGATATATCGTAAATAGGGTTATCTAAAGTAACGACGTAACTATTGGCGTATGCATAGACACTTGTATTTCTT